ATTTGTAAGAAAATTGCCACCACTCTCTTCCTTTCTATCTCCCATATCTTGCTTTGCCTTTGATTTTTCTGGTCTGTTTTTACTACCAGCAAATCCACCACCCTGAGCATATGTCATTCCATCTTTAATCATTGGGCGGTTTGTTCCTCCACCCATAGCATTCATAGATTCCATAGTGTCTGCACCGTACTTACTGACAGCACCTCTACTCATAACAAACTCACCAGGTGCCAACATAGCAGGCACAGTGTCCTTGTTTGGTCCACTACCAGGAACAATTCCACCAGAGTTAAACATAGCGCCCATTCCTGTTTGGCGAGTCATTTCCTCCATTAACTGGGGACCCTTCGGCATCTCTCCCTTTTCTTTAGTTTCTGTAGGGGTTACTGTTCCCGCATCATCTTTTTTATTTTGTTCTTCGCGTTCTCCTTCATTTTGGTTCATTGATGTTATAGCACCTATAGCAGCTAGTGCCGATCCAGCAACTATCGCTGTTGTAATTGGGTTGCCCATTGCTAGTGTCCCCAATCCCTTTAACATCATGGGAATCAGTTTGCCAATTTTTAATGCAAATCCACCAACTAAACCAATTAGACCCGTTATAAATCCACCAAGACCAAGACTAAATGCTAGGAAGACTGCAAGAAATGCTGGCCATGTCACTTTAAAAAAGTCTTGTATGGCGTCCATTTTGTCCTTATTATCCTTATCACCCATCCAGTTAATAATTTTAACCAACAACCTACCAATCAAGACTGTCCCGATAAATTTTAATATATCAGCAAACAAATTAGTTACTGGTTTTAAAAGTTTTTTTGCTCCACCTGCGAATTTTGTTAGTGCTCCTTTTTCTAACTTATCTTCTTGAGCACCTCTTTTTTTCTTCTCTGTAGATTTTCTATCTTTCTCAGATTGTTTCTTTGTAAATTTATTTTGATTCTGTAAAGTTCCCAGTATAGAATTAACACCTCTCAAGATGTCTTTTAATATATCATTACCAGGTAAGAGTTTTGTATCTTTCTCTTCTTCCTTTTCAGGTTTTTTTATCTTAGATGGTTTTACAATCACACCACCTTTTATAGTTCCTGATCCTGGCAGTGCTTTCTGTCCTGGAACTGGTTGTGCTTGATTTTCTGGTTTGTTTTGACCAAAGAAAGCATCTGGTTTTATTGTTGTCTTCTTCGCTTTAAATGTTGGGTCTGCTGCTTTTCTAGACTTTCTTACTTTTATAACTTCTTGCGATAAGATTGCAGAGCGTTCATCACCAGAACCTTTTGTTTGAAACTGTATGGTTGCGATTGCTTCTTTTAAGGCACTAAGATAATCTTCCTCCTCTGACAAATTGTCAAGGTCAATACCCATCTCAAGGAGGATATCAATAGGGTCAGAGGACTTAACCGCCATACTTTCTCTGCTGCTGCTCTTGCTTTTCTTTTTCTTCTTTAAGATGTTGCTTTAGAAGTTCAACATAGATGTCTCGTTCCCAAGGCATCATATTTTCAATCTCAGTTAATGAGTATTTATGATACTGTATCAAGGCAAAATTGAGTCTAAAGTAGGCCTCAAGATCCATATGGATCATGCCTAGGCGAAAAAACTTGCTAATCCCTCCAGGAGAACTTCATTTTCTTTCTTTGTGTTTGGGTTTTCAAACTTCACAGTGTGTGAAAGTTTAGGCATCGTCTCAAAGAAAGTCTCAATTTGTTTGAATTGACCCGAGTTCATTTGCTCAAGAAAGTCTTTGATTTCTTTCTTAGTGCAGTCATCAGCAGCCCAAACTTCTTCCTCACTATAAATCTTATCAACACAAGAAGCAATCAAATCAAAGGATTGTTCCATTTGATTCTTTTCATTAAACTCAAAGTTGTTAGAAATAAACTGCTCAAGAGATGGATACTTCATCTCCATCATCAAGGTATCATCAATCTTAATTTGTCTTGTATGTTTATCATCTTTCTTCACTTGGATTTCATCTAATCCAATAGTAACTTTCACCTCAGTCTCCCCATCATCAGGTGAGATTAAATTAACTTCTACTTCTTCACCTACAGATTTACCACGAATGTTAAGGAAGAGATACTCAATATCAAATGTAGGTAGGTTCTCTACTTTAACTCCTTTAGTCTGAATACAATTCTTTAAAACAGATTTAATTGCAGTCGTAATTTGTTTTGTATCTTCACTCTCCATTGCAAGGACAAGAAGTTTTTCTTCCTTGACTAGAAAAGGTCTATACTGAATTGTTTGTCCTGTTGATGGCAATTCAAGATCATACTTGGGTGTAGCAATCTTTGGTAATGGCATAATAACCTATAGATATGTTTCAGTGTGATTATTTATTGTGGTTTTTCTAAGTTCCTAACTGTTCCATTAATGCTGGAGAAACTTTATCTCCAACATTTGCATTATAAAGTTGTTCTTCCGTAGTAATCATTAGTTCTCCAGTCGCAGAATCAATATTTCCGGAACCAAAATTACCATTAGCATCTCTGCCTGAAGTGCTTTGAATAACATCAGATGCTTTTTGTTGAGCAACTGGTAATTCTTGAGTATTTTCTTCGTCTGCTTTAGTTGATTGTGGTTTAATGGTAGGAGTAAGATCTGGATTTATCAGCTCAGTCATAACATATCTCAGATACGACATAGAAACTGTACATTTTAAAAGACTTGATGATTCATAAGACACTGGCATCGAAGATATTGATATTGGATATGCTCCAATGAATTCATAAGTTAAACTATTTCTCATATCCTTTTCAAATTTTGTTATCTTTAAACCATCTGCACATCTATATCCAGTTGTATCGGATCCAGTCCCTGGATATCTAACTCTGTAATGATAATTTACACCTTTTGTTGTTAGTGTTTCTCCATCATCACGATTAACATCTTCTCCGGCAATATATCTCATCCATTTTTCAAAAATTCTTATTGCAAAATATTTTTCTGCATCAACTAAGAATGTAAAATCAATTCTATCATCATACATTCTCCTATGAGCAAGTCTCTCAGTTACACCAGTATAGTCATTCTTTACTTCAAAGGTTGCTAATGAAGAACCAGGTAATGATGTCTCCATACAACTTAAATTTAGATCTGCTTGATCTAAAGTACCTACAATACTTTTTATACCCTCCGGTAAAGGAATCGTAACCTCATAATGAGAAGTTAATGCTGGTTTAAGAAATTTGGTTTTTAAATCAGCTATCGTCTTTGAGGATGGCATTTATAAATAGTATTTACCTTGTATATTATGTATGGCAGAAAGTATTAAGAGTAAATACAAACCATCACACCCAAACAAATATCAAGGTGATTCATCAAATATTATATGTAGAAGTAGTTGGGAACGTAAGTTTTGTAGATACTGTGACTTAAATGAAAATATCCTCCAGTGGGGTAGTGAAGAATTTCATATCCCATACATCTCACCAGTTGATAAAAGAATTCATAAGTATTACCCAGATTTTATTATCAAAGTAAAAGAAAGTACAGGGCAAATAAAAACTTATGTGATTGAGGTCAAACCTAAAAGACAGACTCAACCTCCAAAGAAAAAAACAAGAGTAACTAAATCATACATTTATGAGTGTAAAACCTATGCTGTCAATCAAGCAAAGTGGAAAGCAGCAACTGAATTTTGTGAAGACAGAAGAATAAATTTTAAAATAATCACAGAAGACGAACTAGGTATCAAATGAATCGCATAGAACCTAATATTCAAGAGTTTAAATCTGAAAAAAATCTTATAGATAGGATGGATTTGATACTATATGCATTGAATGATACTGTGACACCAATACCTGAAGCAGGAACTATATGCACCTTCAAATATTATGCCAAAACACTAAATATTCAATATGATCAACACCCATTAGTTGCAGTAAGTGATGTATTCCCATGGGGATTTCGTGGAATTAACTTTCATCTCAGAGATTATAGACAATATACTTGGGCAGAACTAGGAAGTCAAGTCTATGTTGTTCAGCAAGAAGAACTTGATGACCTTATGTCACTAAACTATAAAAAAGTTGTGCTAAATAAGTAAAAAGGTTATACCATAATGGGTTTATTTGGAGCAGGTGATCCACCGTGTCCAGCTGGTAGTATTTGTAGCGATCAAGCGAGAACGTTTGTCGGCAAAAAAAGCAAAACTGTTGGCGGGAATAGAACACAAATCATAGACTCTGGAACTGGAATATATCATTCAAGTGCTACCAAATTAAACTCAGACGGTTCTTCAACTACTGATGTTTATATCATTAAAGACAATAAATGGCAAAAAGCAGCAACCACAACTGATGGAGGAAAAACGTATACCTTTGATGATGATGTAGCGGGTGCAGGGTTTCAAAATGAACTAAAGAATCCACAGGGAGGAATACACAAAAATGTAGATGCGGGTGTGAATCAAGCAGCAGATAACGCAGGTGTTCCCCCAACAACAAAAAATAAATTATTAGACTCAACTAAAAATAATGCAGATAATGATAACTCAGAATCTGATACAAAACCAGCAGCAGCACCAGCAGCAGCAGGAGGAGGAGGACAAACAGAAGCATCTACAGAAGGCACAAGAAGTAGTTTTCCAAATTTAAGATATCCAATAAACATTGCTAAGTCAAAACAAGATATTATTAAATTTGATATGCATGAATATGTCCCATCAGAAGTTGGTCAAATTGGTGAGGCTAATTCATTTGGTTTCTCAAGAGGAGACTTAGGACCATCAATTGGATCAGTTGTTCTTCCAATACCTAGCGGAATTAGTGATCAAAATAAAGCAGATTGGGGATCAAACTCAATGACTGCTCTTGATATTGCAAAGGCAGAGATTGCTAGAAGGGCAA